TTGTAAGAAGTGCAACTATATCTACAACCAGTGTAACAGGCGTTGGAATAGATAGGGTTAGAGCCTCATCAACCGCAGTTGCAACTGTTTCCTCTACTGCGTCTGCTGGTAAGCGTGTAAGAATTGCTAGTTCCATTGTGGCAACAGCGTCTGGTGTCGTAACATCTGGCGAAAGAGACAGGCAAACATCTGCCGCAATTTCATCTACACTATCTACAACAGCCTCTGGAGTATTTGTTGTTAGTGATAGCGTTGCAATATCCACTACATCTTCAGCAACTTGTGCATCAGAGAAAATATTTCAAGGTAGTGCAAGTGTTTCAACTTCATCAACTGCTACAGGCTCAGTAGATAGGGTTAGATTATTTAATTCACAGATTGCCACTGCATCCACTGCTACAGCAAATGGGATTGGAGTTTTCTCTAAATCAGCGAATATAAATACTACAAGTAATGTAACCGCATCTTGCAGTAGAGTATTTTTATTAAATTCTACAATAATTAATACATCTGCATTTACGGCAAGTGCAATTGAGAAGTGGGAAGACTTACCAGCCGCAACAGAAACTTGGCAGACAGTGCCAAAAGTAACAGAAATATGGACAGCCGCATGATGTTGCAATTTAAGCATTTTTGTGGCAGTATGCAATCAGCGCCTACTGCGTCTTTCTCTTACATTGATGAACGATATTAGGCCGCAAGGCCAAACATAGGAGCTTAACATGGCAGATACTACAACAACCACATATGGTCTGGTAAAACCAGAAGTTGGTGCATCCGAGGATACTTGGGGTACAAAAATAAATACCAATTTAGATAACGTCGATAATCTGTTAGATGGTACGACGCCTGTAACTGGTATTGATATTAACTCTGGATCAATTGATGGAACGCCAATTGGTGCAAACTCTGCGTCAACTGTTGCGGCTACCACAGTAAGCGCAACTGGTAACATTACAGTTGGTGGTACAGTGGATGGACGTGACGTTGCGGCGGATGGCACTAAGTTAGATGGAATTGAGGCAAATGCTAAAAATGACCAGACAATTACTGCTGGCTCTGGTTTATCAGGAGGCGGTACTGGTGATGTAACATTAAGCCATAGCGATACGTCTTCACAAGCGTCTGTAAATGGCTCTGGCAGAACATATATTCAAGATATTACTCTTGATACTTATGGACACGTTACAGGATTGGCTACAGCTACAGAAACAGTTGTAAATACAGACACCAACACAACTTACAGTGCTGGTTCTGGACTTGGTTTATCTGGCACAACATTTAGCCACAGTGATACATCCTCACAAGGTTCTGTAAATAACTCTGGCTCAACATTTATTCAAGATATTACTCTTGATACATATGGACACATTACAGGTATTACCTCTGCGGCGGCAGGAGGCGGTGCAAGTGTCCAAACATTTACCTCATCTGGCACATGGAATAAACCATCAAGCGGAACTGTGGCAATGATTACTTGTATTGGCGGCGGCGGCGGCGGAGCTAGAAATAATGGTAATGTAAACCCTTACTCTACAGGCGGAACTATATTTGTAATATATAAATTACTTTCTTCATTACCTTCATCCGCAACTGTGACAATAGGTGCTGGTGGGGCTATGTCTCACAACTCTAATGGTGGAGCAGGTGGAAACACAAAATTTGGTACAGATGGTTTAGCCGCTGGAGGTAATAGCGCGGAAGGATATTGGAGTGGAACATGGTATACTGTTCAAGAACCCTCTGCTACTAACGACTTTAATTCAAATATTATTAATGGTTATATTGGTGGTAAAAGCACTTCTCAAAGGCAGTACGGGTCTTCTGGTAAAATTCTTGGTAATAATGTTAGAAGTAGCGTAAATGGAACTGTTGGTTCTGGTATAAACGCCGCACATTCATCACTCTACGACAGATTTTTTGCTGGTCACGCTATTGGCGGATACTCTGGTAATTATGGTGGTACACAAAGCCCTTCAGGTTATGGCGCTGGCGGAACTGTAACCCATACTGGAACAGGTGGGTCGGCAGGGACATCTGGTTTTGTTTCAGTAATAGTATTTTAGGAGATATGTAATGGCACTTTATGCAGTAATAGAAAATAATATAGTTTCAAATTTAGTTGTTTCAGAATCAGCGTTAGAAGATAATTGGTTTTTAGTTGATGATACTGTAAGAATGGGGGACACTAAAGATGGTGATACCTACACCTCACCTCCGCCAAGCGAAGATGGTATGCGTGGAATTAGAGATAGGCTTTTAGCAGAAGAAGTAGACCCTTTAGCAAATAATTCCTTACGCTGGGCTGAACTTACAGATGCTAAACAAGCAGAGTGGACACAGTACCGAACTGATTTACTTAATGTTCCACAGCAATCAGGCTTTCCAGATACAATTACTTGGCCTACTAAACCAACATAAAGGTATATTGTTAATAACCATAAAAATATGTTATAGTCACAGTAACTTAGACCAATGAGGTAAATATGCCACTAATACCATTAGACATTCCTGCTGGCATTTACCGAAATGGTACTGAATTACAATCATCTGGTCGATGGCGTGACGCCAACTTAATCCGATGGGTAGATGGCACGATGCGTCCGATGGGTGGTTGGCGTACCCGATCAGACACGGCGGCTAATGCTAAAATTCGTGGATTAATTACTTGGATTGCAAATGACCAAGATCGTTACATTGCTGGCGGCACATATAACAAACTTTATACTTGGACATCACAAGGTGTGCGACACGACATAACACCAGTTGGGTTAACTGCTGGTCGTGAAGACGCCGAGGCATTTACAGGATATGGTGGTAGTTACTTTGGTCAGTATGCTTACGGCGTGGCGCGCCCAGACACGGCAAGAATACAGCCTGCAACAACTTGGTCGCTAGATACATGGGGTGAATACCTTGTTGCGTGTAATGAGGATGATGGCAAAATTTATGAGTGGCAGATAAGTAATTCCACACCAGCCGCAGTATTATCAAATGCACCAACAAATAATGAAAGCATTGTCGTAACTGAAGAGCGATTTTTGTTTGCATTAGGCGCAGGCGGAAATCAACGTAAGGTTCAATGGTGTGATAGGGAAGATAGCTCCACATGGACGCCTGCCGCAACAAATGAAGCTGGTGACTTAGAGCTTAACACAAGTGGCAGAATTATGGCTGGCATACGTGTGCAGGGTCAAACTCTAATATTAACAAGCATGGACGCACACGTAGCAAATTACATTGGTGCGCCATATGTCTACGGCATTGAGCGTGTCGGAGCGAGTTGCGGATTAATAGCAAACAAAGCTATAGCATCAGTTGATAAGGGCGCATTCTGGATGGGTAATCACTCATTCTATGCATACGCAGGCGGCGCAGTACAACAAATCGAAAGCGAAATATCAGACTATGTATTCTCCGATATAAACCGAGCGCAAATATCAAAAACTTTTGCAGTGACAAACAGCACATACGGCGAGATATTCTGGTTCTACCCATCTGGATCAAGTACAGAAAATGACAGATACTGCGTTTATAATTATGTCGAAAATACTTGGTATATTGGTGAGCTGGGCAGAACTGCTGGATTTGATATGGGTACATACCGCCAGCCAATATGGGCAAGCGCAGAAAACAACAAGTTATACGAGCATGAGGTTGGCTTTAATTATGACTCGCTCACGCCATTCGCTGAAAGTGGATCAATTGCGTTAGGCACTGGCGAGAATGTAATGTCAGTCACAGAAATGATCCCAGATGAAAAGACGCAGGGTGACGTGACAGTTACATTTAAGACAAGGTTTTATCCAAATGGCACTGAAAGATCATATGGGGCGTTTTCCATGTCTAACCCAACTTCATTAAGATTTACAGGCAGGCAAGTTAAATTAAGAATAGACGCAAATTCATTAGGTGATTGGCGTGTTGGCATAAATAGACTTAATGTTACATCTGGTGGGGCGAGATGAGCGAACAGCCACAAAAAGCTCCAGACGTTATTGGCAATGATTGGCGCACATGGGGTCGAAGGCTTGTCCAGCATTTATCACAAACTAGATCCGCATTGGTTCAACAAAATGGGGAAGAGAACGCGGCAGACGATGCAACTCTCATGTGGAATAGGATTTATAAATATCCTGTCGTATCAAAAGGTGGAGAATTTCGGCAAATTGTTGTTGAAGGTGGACACGCTAACTTTATTAAAACATCAGATGTTACACCAGTTGCGGCAGATACGGCATACAAGCTGACCTATGACGCGCCATCTGGCAATTCAAGAATTACGCAAGGCACGCCGACGAGTAGAATTGTGTTTGAGGAAGCTGGTGAATATGTTGTATCGTTTTCTGCGCAAATATCATCGACAAGCTCAAGCACAGTGCATTTTTACTTTTGGCCTAGCGTCAATGGCACTGCCGTAGCAAACAGCGCCATGACAACTGCAATGCACCAAAATAATGCCACAATGGTCACAAGTCGAACTCAAATATTCACATTGGCGGCTGGAGATTATCTTGAAGTAAATTACATGATAGATAGCACAAGTGGCTTCTTAAATTACACTGCGGCGTCTGGATCAGTGCCAGCTTTACCAGCCTCTACATTATCTATAACGAGGACACATGGATGAAATAATTGAAAATTGCAGGGAATGGATCGAGGCCGCTTTGGAGTATTCTGGCGGTACTCACGATTTTATTCATGTAGTAGAAGGCATTAAGGCTGGCACAATGCAACTTTGGCCTACACCAAGGGGGTGCATAGTGTCTGAAATTGTGGTATATCCATTAAAGAAGCATTTAAATATATTTCTTGGCGGTGGCGAGTTGGATCAAATAATGGATATGCACACTGACGTAATTAATTGGGCAAAGGCTCAAGGTTGCAGTGCATTGACGATGACAGGTCGCGCTGGATGGAAAAAACCACTATCGGAACATGGTTGGGATCAACTACATTCCTCATACATTAAGGAGTTAACATAATGTCAGGCGGAAAAGGTGGCTCAACCACTTCAGAAATAACAGTACCAGATTATATTGAAAATGCGGCAAGAGCTAATTTAGCAAAAGCAGATGCAATATCTCAGGTTGGGTTTACACCATATTACGGCGCAGATGTTGCGGCTTTTAATCCAATGCAACAGGCGGCGTTTCAAAATACGGCTGATACTGCAAGTGCATTTGGCATGGCTACACCGACAAGCCCGACAGATATTATGGGTAACATGGGTGCGCCACAAACTTACGCAAATGGTGTGACAGGTTATTCCTCAGCTCCAATGTTCCAAGATGCAGTTGATACGTTAGGTTATTTTAGGCCAAACCAAAAAGCATTATTAGATAGTTTCTTTGTAAACCCATACACTGGATTTGATCCAAGTGGCGCTTATTCAGCAAGCCCAGCGAGTGGCGTGGCTATGGAAATGCAGGGGCAAAACCCAAGTTTTAGGCCAAACACTACTGATTATGGGGCAAATAGCTCATACTACAATAATCCAAATGGCGGTTTTGCAAATGTTGTAATTGGTTACGACGCAAATGGATCTCCAATCATGTCAACACAGCCAGCCGCGTCAGGTGATTTAGGTGGAATGAATGTAGATCCTGCCGTTCAAGATATGGTGGCGATGAGGCGTAAATCTCGAAGTGATGATAATTATCAGGCACTATTAGACGAAATGTCTAAGAATAATTCTTTTGGTGCAAAACTAGGCGCACAAGAAATGCAAGATTTAGCTGACGTTATATCTTCCGATAATTATAATCCGAGAAGAGATACTATTGGCAACACGATGACGCCAGAGCAAAGAAATAATTTATCCCAAGAGCAAAGAATTGCTCAAGAAGATATAGCTATGAATATGATGGGCGTCGCTAATATGGGCATGATGGATGGCATTAAAAATGTTACAAATATTATGCCAACAAGTTTTAACAATCCATCAAAGGGTCGTTTCTTGCAGGGTCTTTATGAAGATGAAAGTGGAAACATGATACCTCGCCCAGACAATGTTGGTGGCTCTTACGGCGGCTCTTTAATAAAAGGTAATATATCAAATCTGACAGGCGTGCCAAGTACACTCGCTAATATGGGTGCAGAAGTGGTTAGCGCGTTAGACTTTGGAAAAGGCGTTGATATGCAATCTGCATATAATAAAAAACTTGCAGATGAAGCCTACGAGCAAGCATTGATTAACAGTTTACCTACGATTTCACAAATACAACCAGCCATGCCATCACCAGTACAACAAGCTGTTGATAATCGGTCAAATGAAGAAAGGCGTAAAAAACAGAAATCATTAGGTTACACGCCTGCGGCTGGTAAAAAAGCGGCAATGACAGGTTGGGATGAATAAGATGACAAATTTTAAAAGAAAAGAGGCTTAATATGGCTGGTGGTGGACAAATGAGGCCGATGGGTGGCGCAATGCAAAGCGCATTAAACTCTGGGCAAGGTATAGGTAATTTTGTAAATAGCGCACTTGGAGCTAACCCAAACCCTGCGCCAATGCGTGGAAATCCAGCGCCAGCCCCAATGAATATTATGTCTGGCAACAATCCAGCGCCTAGCGTTTCGCCGCCATCAATAGCGCCACAAGGTAACTTTAATGTTAACCAAGCGGCGGCTGGCGGATTACAGCAGGCGATGCAAGGCACTCAGCAGGCGATGGGGTATCAACCAGCACAGATACAGGCAACTGGATATAACCCAGCCATGCAGTCATCTGTAGGTAATCAGCAGGGCTTTGGATACAACGCAGGGCAAATTGCAGGATCGGATTTATCTGCATACCAAAACCCATACGAAAGCCAAGTTGTGCAGAATACATTAAGCGATATTGGTAAAGCTCAGGAGATGTCACTTAACCAAATGGGCGCTCAGGCGACACAAGCTAATGCGTTTGGTGGATCTCGACATGGAATAGCTGAAGCTGAGACACGCAAAAACTTTGCAGATCAGGCATTAAATTCAGTTGCTGGAATAAGACAGCAGGGCTTCAATCAGGCATTGCAGAATAGACAGTTTGATATTGGACAACAAACGGCGGCAGATCAGTATGGTGCAGGATCAGCTCAGGCGGCTCAAGCGGCAAACATTGCTAGATTGCAAAACATACAAGCTCAAAATGCGGCGGCTAGAACTGGTGCTAATCAGTATTTATCTAATAATTTAATGGCGGCACAACAGCAAAATGTTGCTAATCAAATGGCAAATAGAAATGCACAATTAAGCGCGGCAAACCAAATGGGTCAATTGGGTCAGCAGGCATTTAACACTGGTCAAGCAATTCAAAATCAACAGGCGCAACAAGGTATTCTACAACAGGGAATGCAACAGGCACTTATTGATGCGGCTAAGGCTCAATATGCAGGATACACTGGATCTCCACTTGCGGCTCTATCTGCGCCACTGGCGGCATTGGGCGCAACACCTAATCAATCATCAACCACAAACAGCATGAAACCTGGCCTTTTCAACTACTTACAGCTCGGAGCTAATGTAATGGGAGCAAGAAGCTAATGATAGGATTTCCAAGTAGAAACCCACTAGAAGAAACAAATTTGCAAAGAAATTATCCAGTGCAACAGCAACAGGTAATTCAAAAGCAAGTTAATCCTTTAGTAACTGGCGGTGGGCAAACTCAGATGCAACAGCAACCACAGCCAAGAACTGGCCTAGCTGGGTTATTTGATAAGTTTAACCAAAGATCCAGCACAACAGGATTATCTGGCTTGGAAAATTTTGCACAAGCATTAGACCCACTAATTTTACCAGAGCTGAGGGGCGGCGAGGCTATTAGGCAACGCGGCGCACAAAG